GACGCTGTTCCTAGACTTTCAGTCGGCAACGGCGCTCGACCCGCGCATCACCTTCTCTCGCGGCAGTCAGGCGACGCTGTTTGACTCCACGGGTACGCTTGTAAATGCAAAAAGCAACGTACTGCTGCAATCGCAAAACTTTACGACGACTTGGACAACGACCAGCCAAAATGCGTCTATTACAAGCGATACGACAACTGCGCCAGATGGAACTTTAACCGCAGATACGATTACAGACGATGCAACGAGCGGCATCCATAGAGTCAGCCAATCTGTAACAACATCAACCACGGCACAACTCGTGTTTAGTGTTTTTGCTAAATACAACACGATGCAATGGATTGGATTGTCTGCTGCGACCGGAACAGGCACTTGGGCTGGCGCAAAGTTTGATATTCAAAACGGCGTGTTGGGAAGCACGAGCCAGCAAGGAACCGGCTGGACGGCAAATTCATCTTCTATCACGCCAGTTGGAAACGGCTGGTACAGATGCGTACTGGTGTTTACCCCCGGCGGAACTGGAGCCACGACGTTTCTGGTTAATTGCGCCACGGATGGAACGACTTTTACAGCCAGCCAGCGTGGCTCGGAAGTTTATTCTGGAACTGGAAGCGCGGCGTTTATCTGGGGCGCTCAACTCAACCTCGCCAACATGGAAGGCGGCGTCACCTCGTCGCTGACGACGTATTACCCGACGACGACTGCGGCCTACTACGCACCTTGCTTCACCTACGACCCGGCTACGCTGCAGCCGCAGGGCTTGCTTATTTGGGAAGCGAGGACGAATCTGTTGTTGCAGTCAGAGGACTTCAGCACGACTTGGGTTGCGGCTAGAGCAAGCGTGACGACCAATACAACTGTCGCGCCTAATGGAACGCTAACGGGCGATAAACTTATTGCCACATCAGTTTCTGGAAGCCATTTAATTTCTCAAACAATATCGGTTACAGCGCAAGCATATACGCTAACTTGTTTTGCAAAGGCTGGCGAATATAACTTTATTCAATTAAATATCCCTGATCCCGGTGCTGGCGGAGCGGGAAAAGTTGGCTCTTTTAATTTGTCCACAGGAACATTAGGGGTAGTCCAAGACGCTGGCGTGACTAGAACAATTACGTCAGTTGGGAATGGCTGGTACAGATGCTCAATTACCTACACAATAACTGGAGCAGGGTCGTCAGGAATTAGTTTTTTTGTCACCAACACAGACGTTCGGGCCGAATCGTTTACAGGAAATGATGTCAACGGCATCTTTATCTGGGGCGCCCAACTAGAAGCCGGTGCCTTTGCGACTTCCTACATCCCGACCACCACCACCGCCCTCACCCGCAGCGCAGATGTGGCCAGCATGACGGGGACAAATTTCTCGTCGTGGTACAACGCGAGTGAGGGGACAACTTACGTTGAAGCGCAGTCGCCAAGTGTTGCCGGAACGTATTTTTACTATTCGCTGAACAACGGCACAACAAACGAAATCAGATTAGCGTCAGCGTCTTCTGGTTCCAACCCGACCTTTGTTGTAACAAATACCTCGTCATCGCAAGCATCTATTGCAGTCACTCTAGCCGCTGGAACGGCGTTTAAGGCGGCGTCTGCTTACGCAACGGATAGTTTCAGTTCTGCGGTCAACGGGACACTTGGAACGCCAGATACAAGCGGCACACCGCCAACTGCAACAAGTCTGCGGATTGGCGCTAGGTCAAACGACACGCTGTATGTAAACGGTTACATCCGTCGCATCGCCTACTACCCCACGCGCTTACCTAACGCTACTTTGCAGGGTTTAACGGCATGAACGACTATTACCTCAAAGCAGCCGACGCCACAGCCCTGTACGACGTATTAGAGGCGGCGGGAATCGTGACCGAGGGCGACCAAGGCTGGCACGTTACCGACGCCCATAAGTACGCTCTGGATGTGATCGGCGCGATCTACAAGCCGACCGGCAAGGTATTGCAAACCGACGACGGCGAAGTGCCGGAGATGAAACCGCTTGACGGTTTCCACGCTAATGTGCGTGTCATTAACATGAGCGATTTTGATGTTAATAAAATCGCAAAAATCTTACTTGAAACGCCAAGCAATCCGGTAAGGGGTTGGGCGTAATGGCGCACTTTGCACAACTCGATGAGAACAACGTCGTCACTCAGGTGATCGTGGTTCACAACAACGAACTGCTCGATAACGGCGTGGAGCGCGAGGAACTCGGTGTCGCGTTTTGCAAGTCTCTGTTCGGCGCAGATACGCGCTGGGTGCAGACAAGCTACAACGGCAATATTCGCGGCGTATACGCTGGCATTGGTTATACATACGATCCTGACAAGGATGAATTTGTTGCGCCAGAAGCGCCAAAACCGCCTACTGAGGGCTGATCATGGCTGACAAAAAGATTACGCAGTTCACGACGCTGGCATCCAGCGACATCGATTCCGCAAACGATGTCCTGCCTATCGTCGATGCAACGGGGCCGACGACTAAGAAGGCGACAGTCGCTGCTATCGTCGGTGCGCCGATTACCGCGGGATCTGGCATCACGGTCACCAAGAGTTCGAGCGCAGTCACGATTGCCTCGTCTAGTTCTGGCGACGTAGCCGGCCCTGCCTCCTCTGCCGACAACGCGATTGCGCGATACGACGGCACGACTGGCAAGCTTCTGCAAAACAGCGGCGTCTATGTCAGCGATGCCAACAAGGTATCGATCGGCAACGCGACCCCTGTTGCTCTGACCGGTACGATCACTCCGCAGGTGCAGTCGCTCGGTGCCAATGTTGGCGCGTCGGCGTACATGGTCGGTCGATACTCTGCTGATGCCAGTCAGACTTGGTACTACACGGCTAAGTCGCGCAACGCGACGATTGGATCGCACACAGTCCTGCAAGACAACGACGGCCTCGGTGGCATCGCGATGTTCGGCAGCGACGGAACGACCTTTGTTGCTGGCGCTGAGATATTCGGCGAGGTGGACGGCACACCGGGCTCCGGCTCGATGCCCTCTGCGATTGTGTTTCGCGTCAACAGCGTCGAGAAGTTCCGCGTTGCGAACAGCGGAGTTTTGACTGACGACAAGGGCAACATTCGCGCTGTACCGCAATCAGGCGCGGCCAAGACGGGCTCGTACTCGCTGGCGACGACCGATGTCGGCACCTACATCCATGTCGGCTCCGGCGGTTCGGTGACGATCCCTGACGCGACATTCGCTGCTGGCGATATCGTCTCTGTGTTCAACAACACCTCGGGCAACATCACGATTACCTGCACGATCACGACTGCGTACATCGCGGGAACGGATACGGACAAGTCGAGCGTGACGCTGGCGACACGAGGCGTGGCGACGATTCTGTTTATTAGCGGCACGGTCTGCGTGATCTCGGGGAACGTGACCTGATATGTCTGGTATTCAGCAAATACTGCTGGCTGCTAAGGGTGCGCCGGGTGTGACGCCGGATGTTGAATATCTCGTCGTCGCTGGCGGCGCAGGTGGCGCGTCGGGGTATTACGAAAGCCCTGACTACACTTATCTTGGCGGTGGGGGCGGCGCAGGTGGCTATCGTACTGCAACGAGTTTTGCAGTTGTTGCTGGCTCGGCAATTACTGTAACTGTTGGCGCTGGTGGCGCAGGCGGCGCTTCTGCTGGCAACGCCGGGGTGGATGGAAGTAATTCCGTATTTTCATCAATTACTTCAACTGGTGGTGGGAAAGGCCAAACTAGCAATACCCCGGCCGGATCAGGCGGTTCGGGCGGCGGTGGCGGCGCATTGCTGTATTGGGTAGGCAGCGAGGTATATCTTGGTAGTGGTGGCGCGGGGACGTCTGGACAAGGCAATAGCGGTGGAGCCTGTATAGGGTCTGGCCTTGTTGATGGATCAACTTATGACGCTGGCGGTGGCGGTGGTGCGAATGAGGCTGGCAATACGGACGCCAATGGATACGGGGGCGATGGAACGGCGTCTAGTATTTCAGGCTCATCTGTAACATATGCTGGTGGTGGCGCAGGGGGAACTACAAGGGCGTCGGCAAGAATTGGAGGTGATGGCGGCGGTGGCAATGGTGGATCTTCTGCCGGCGATGCAATCGCGGGAACGGCTAACACGGGTGGCGGCGGTGGTGGCGGCGGCAAAAGATCTACTAGCGGAGTTCAGGCTGGTAAGGCCGGCGGCTCCGGCATCGTCATCATTCGCTATTCCGACGCTTATGCAGCAGCCACGGCAACGACCGGATCACCGACAATAACCGTCTCCGGCGGTTATCGTATTTACAAATGGACGGGCAGCGGCTCGATCACGTTCTAACATTGAGGTTGGCACATGGCAGACAGTAGAGCCGCAGAAGTATTGGAAGGCTATGACCGCCTCAAAGGCGCTCGTGGCACATGGGAAAACCATTGGCAGGAAGTAGCCGAGCGCGTATGGCCGACGATGGCCGAGATGACGGGCTGGCGTACACCGGGCGAGAAGCGATCTGAGAAGATATTCGACTCGACTGCGCAACGTGCGCTGCCGCGATTTGCTGCCGCGATGGATTCGATGCTGACGCCTGCTACTCAGATGTGGCACGGGTTGCGTACTGGCGTTCCCGAGCTCGATGACGATGTGGCGGTGCAGCGATGGTGCGATTCGGTGCGGGATGTGATGTTCCGGCAACGGTACGCTCCGACCGCTAACTTCGCCTCGCAGGCTTTTGAGTGCTACATGAGCCTCGGCGCATTCGGTACGTCTGCGCTGTTCATCGATGAAATCCCGGGGGTCACGCTGCGATATCGCGCTGTGGCGCTTTCGGAGCTCGTGATCGACCTCGACCACACAGGCCGTGTCGACACCGTTTATCGCTCATTCCAGTTGTCTGCTCGGCAGGCGATGCAGATCCCGGGCTGGGCTGACAAGCTGCCGCGCGGAATCGTAGGGCAGGCCAAGACTGCGCCGAACACGATGTTCGAGTTCGTGCATTGCGTTCGCCCGAACTACGATTACAAGGAAGGCATGGCCGGTGCTGACGGGATGCGATATGTATCTCGATATGTATCGCGCGAGGGGCAGGTGCTGCTCGAGGACAGCGGTTATCGGGTGATGCCGTATGCCGTTGGCCGGTACGTTACCGGGCCGCGTGAGATTTATGGGCGGTCGCCAGCGATGGAAGCTCTGGCCGACATCAAGAGCCTCCAAGAGATGGAAAAGACCATGCTCCGTATGGCGCACCGCATGGTCGATCCTCCGCTCATCCTAACGGAGGAGGGGGCGTTGAACGCCTTCTCCGTGCGCCCTAACGCATTGAACTACGGATACCTGCGAGACGACGGTACGCCGCTCGTGCAGCCTCTAATGACTGGCGGCAACTTGCCGATTGGCATTGAGATGGCTGACCAGAAGCGTCGCGCTGTGAACGACTCGTTCTTGGTGACGCTGTTCCAGATTCTGGTTGAATCTCCGCGCACGATGACGGCGACCGAAGTGCTCCAGCGAGCGCAGGAGAAGGGCGCGCTGCTCGGCCCGACGATGGGTCGCCAGCAGTCAGAGTTCTTGGGGCCGATCATCGACCGCGAGCTCGACTTGCTCTCGGCTAGCTTTGCCCTGCCGGAACCGCCTCCGATGCTGATGGAATACCTTGCCTCTGGCGGCGAGATCCTGCCAAAGTATCAAGGGCCGCTGGCTCGGTTGATGAAAACCGAAGAAGCCGCGGGAATCCTGCGCACGATTGAGGCCATGCTGCCTGTCGCGCAGGTCTCTGGTGATATGTCGGTGCTGCGTCGAATCAATGCTGACGAGGCCATCAAGCTTATTGCCGAGGCCAACGGTGTTCCGGCCAAGGCGCTGCGCACCGATGATGAGCTCGAGCAGATGGATGCCGCCGAGGCTCAAGCCGAGCAGACGCAAGCCCTGCTGGCTGCCGCTCCGATCGCCGGGCAGGCTGCTGAAAGATTTGCAAAGGCCGAACAGATCGCGGCATCGGCCCCGCGTAGAGCAATCCCGGGAGTCTGATGATGGATGCGCAGATGCTTTTCAATGTTTTGGTCGGCGTGTCCGGTTTCTTGGGAGGCTGGATTCTGAACAACATCAGCCGCTCGATTAATCAGCTTGATCGGGATGTGCGCAATATGCCTCACGTTTACGTTACCAAAGCGGATTACCGGGACGACATCCACCACATTCGCCGGACGCTGGATGACATTTTCAATCTGATCAACCAGCTAAACACAACCAAAGCGGACAAGTGACATGGAGCTGTTCGAGATCTTCACCCGTGCATGGCCGGTGATTCTCGCGCTCATTACGCTGATCATTGTCCTGTCAAAGCTGGATCTCCGAGTTGCCGTGCTCGAGGATAAGATCAAGACCCTATTTGATCTGATCAACAAAAAGTGAGGCTGCCGCCATGATGACTATGCTTTCGACGTTCCTATCGTTTCTCGCTGGCGGTCTCCCGAAAATCCTTGAGTTCTTCCAAGACCGGCAGGACAAGTCTCACGAATTGGCAATTCTGCGTATGCAGAAGGAGCGCGAGCTCGAGTTAGCCGCCAAGGGGTTTGCCTCGCAGGAGCGCATCGAAGAGATCAAGACCGAGCAGGTTTTAGCCGAGACCTACGCGCAGGAGCGAGTCGCGCTATACAAGCATGACGAGGCAATCGGCAAGGGCGCCAGCCAATGGATCATCAATCTACGGGCCTCTGTCAGACCTGTGGTGACTTATATCTTTGTGCTGGAACTTGTTGTTTTGAATGCAACTGGTGTATGGTACGCATATAGCACCGGCATCCCTTTTGCCGTGGCTATGGATAACGTCTTTGGCGAAGATGAAATGTTGATTCTGTCCAGCATCATTGCTTTTTGGTTCGGGACACAGGCATTTAGCAAAAGATGAACACAAGCGAGCAGGCGCTCGCATCGATTAAGAAACACGAAGGTGTGCGCCTGCGACCGTATTTATGCCCAGCCAAGCTTTGGACGGTGGGCGTCGGCCATATGCTCTATCCCGAGCAGGCTCGTTTGCCGGTGGTGCGAACCGCCGATAATGGCAATTTCCCTCTGCGCCGGGACTATCCACTAAAGCCCGAGGATAACCGTGTCTGGGACATTGACGAAGTGGACGCTCTCCTTGCTCAAGACCTTAAGCGGTTTGAGTCAGGCGTGGCCCGATATTGCTCTGTTGATCCTTCTCGTCAAGGGCAGTTCGACGCCTTGGTTTCCTTTGCTTTTAACGTAGGGTTGGGAAACTTGCAGCGATCGACGCTGCGCATGAAACACAATCGCGGCGATTATTGGGGCGCTGCATCGGAGTTCATGAAATGGACAAAAGCCGCAGGAAAGGTTCTGCCCGGTCTAGTAAGTCGAAGGCAGGACGAAGCAAGGATGTATCTATCCCCGTAATCCAGATGTATGACGGGGTTTGGTATCGAGTCAAAGGCTATACCTTCACCGAATGCTGCGATTGCGCCTTGACTCACAAGGAACAGTACAGGCTGGTGGATGGGCATTTAGAGTGGACAGCGGTGCGCGATGATGAGCGTACCGAGGAACGCCGAAAGGAACTCGGCATCAAAGTAACTAGAAAGAGGTGATGCTGTGGTAGCCCCGAAGGCGACTGATGATCAGATCATTGAGGCATTGCGCAGACACAAAGGCGTTCGCGCTAATGCAGCCAACGAGCTCGGGCTGAATACCCGAACGATGCTCAAGCGTTTGGCTCGGATGGAAAAGAGCGGGTACGAAATACCAAGGTCAACTTATCAGCCGGGCAGGCAGATTCCGAACGAGGAAGCATTTGAGTTCACTCCGGTACCGGACGACGACGTATCCATCGAAGAACTTATCGAGCAGCGCAAGCGCAAGTTCCAGCACAAGCGCGAGCACGAGGAAGCCAGCAAGCTGATCCCGATTCGCATTAAGATTGCAGGGCCGATTGGCCTGCTGCATTTTGGCGATCCGCACGTTGACGACGACGGCACCGACATCGAGGCGCTCGAGCGTCACACCGAGCTCTGCCGTAAGGTTGAGGGACTTTTCGCCTGCAACGTCGGCGACACTACGAACAACTGGGTCGGACGTTTAGCAAGGCTTTACGGCGAACAGGCGACATCTGCTGCGCAAGCGTGGAAGCTGGCCGAGTGGTTCGTCGATCGTTGTCGCTGGCTCTATATGCTTGCCGGCAATCACGACGCATGGTCTGGAGCAGGAGATCCGCTCAAGTGGATCGCAAAGCAGCAAAGCTCAAACTACAAGTCCAGCGAGGCTCGCATTGCCTTGAAGTTTCCGAATGGCGCAGAGGTTCGTGTGAATGCTCGCCACGACCACAGCGGTTCGTCGGTGTGGAATCCAGCCCACGGGCCGATGAAAGCCGCCATGCTCGGCACTCGAGATCACATCTACGTCGCCGGCCATAAACACGAGAGCGCCTACTCGGTGCTGAAAGATCCGATTAACGGGATCACGATGCACCTGCTGAAGGTGGCGAGCTATAAGGTGTACGATCGATTCGCGAAAGAGAAAGGCTTCCGCGATAACGCGCTCTCGCCCTGCGCGCTGACGACGATCAACCCGCTACTGCCTCCTACCCATCCAGACATGATCAAAATTTTCTGGGAGCCAGAGGAAGGCGCTGAATACCTAACTTGGTTGAGGAATCGCTGATGCCCAGCATGGTTGCTGTGATGCGCGCTCGAGTCTCTCGGGTGCTGTTCCGGTCTCGTGCCTACAAGCGAGCCCTGATCGATGGTAAGACGAACCAGCTATCGCAAGACGGGCAGATCATCCTCGCCCATCTGAAGCGATTCTCCCGTTACGGGAAACCCCCTGTCGCGGTCGATAAGGCCGGAGCGACGGATATGTTTGAGGTTGGCCGCATGGTCGGTCGCCAAGAAACGGTGCAGCTTATTGTCGAGGCGCTGCAACTGGACGAAAAGACCTTGACCAATCTGCAAGAGGAATTCATCGATGAGTGACGATCAAGGGTCTGCGGAAGCAGGCAACCCGACTGCTCCGGCAGCGGCTCCCGCGTGGTATGCGCCGGAAGGGATCGACCAAGGAACGGCAAGCCAGCTTGGCGAACTGGTCAAGGCCAAAGGATGGAAGGGGCCGGCTGATGCCCTGCTCTCGTACCAGAATCTCGAGAAGGTGTTCGGCGCTGACAAGGCCGGACGCACCATTCTCGCCCCCAAGTCAGATGACGATGCCGAGGGCTGGAGTGCCGTCTATAACCGCCTAGGACGGCCAGAGAGCGCGGATAAGTACGAACTGCCAGTACCGGAAGGGGATGATGGCTCGTTCGCTCAGGCGGTTGCTCCGGTGCTGCATGATCTGGGGCTTACCAACAAGCAGGCCAAGGGGCTCGCCGAATGGTGGAATCAAACATCCGCACAGCGGATAGAAATGGAGCGCGAGTCATTCCTGAGCAAGTCAGAGGAGGAGTTCTCGTCGCTGCGCCGGGAATGGGGTGCCGCGGCTGACCAGAACATCGAGCTCGCCAAGCGCGCTGTTGGCAAGTTTGGCGTGGACGCTGGTCTCGACGCTGACGGTCTCGAGCGGCTAGAGCAGGCGATCGGCACCGGCCCGATGCTCAAGCTGTTCCATGCTATCGGCTCGTCGTTCGCTGAAGGCACGTTCGTCGGATCGGAAGCTCCGACCGGCGGCGCGCTTACCCCGCAGGCAGCGAAGAACAAGATCGCTGGAATGTTCGCTGATCAGGAGTTCATGGGTCGCTATATGAACCGTGACGAGAGAGTTCGTCAGGGGGCAATTGAGGAGATGATGCGATTGCAGCGTATGGCTAACCCCGAACTGTTTACAGAGTAGTTGCGAATGTGATACGCGCGCGATAGTATGCTTATGCCTCCGAGATTAGTCGGGGTTTGTTTTGCATATTCTCCTGTATAGAAATTGGCCCGGGAGAAATCTCGGGCCTTTTTTATAGGATGGGTTAAGCCGTAAGGCCCCCGCAGACTGCTGGATAGACAGCCGACTGGTGAGAGCGTATCTCACAAGGATTCTGGCCCCGGCAACGGACAAGCCATCCGAGAAACACTACATATTTAGTTTTTTTGGAGGGCTATCATGGCCGACAATATTGCATCAGTTTATGCCGTCCAATACGGCACTAACATCTCGCTGCTTTTGCAGCAAAAGGGCTCCAAGCTGCGCACTTCCGTGCAGACTGGTTCTTACAAGGGCAAAGCCTCTGAAGTCGTCACGCAGTACGGTGCTACCGCTGCTCGTGCGGTTTCGACCCGCTATCAGCCGATCGTTCCGGTCAACACCCCGAACAACCGTCGTTGGGTGTTTCCGGAAGATTTTGACTGGGCTGACCTGATTGATAACTTCGACAAGCTCCGTCTCCTCGCCGATCCGCAGTCTGCCTATGCGCAGAACGGTCTCTACGCGATGGGCCGTGCGATGGACGATGTGATCATCAGCGGTATGCTCGGCGACAACAAGACGGGCGAAGCTGGCGGCACGACCACGCAGTTCGACACGACCAACCAGCGCGTTGCTGTGAACTACGCTGCCTCTGGCAACGTCGGTCTCACGGTGGACAAGCTGCGCGAAGCGCGTCGCATCCTGATGGAGAACGAGGTTGATCTCGACGCGGAGCCGGTGTACTGCGCCATCTCTGCCGAGCAGCACGACGATCTCTTGGGCCAAATCCAAGTGGTCTCGAGCGACTTCAACAGCGACACTCCGGTGATGAAGGATGGCAAGGTAATGCAGTTCCTTGGCATCAACTTCATCCACAGCGAGCGCCTGCCGTTGAGCTCGACCTTCCGTCGCTGCCCGGTGTGGGTGCCTTCGGGCGTTCACTTGGGTATGTGGAATGACATCATGTCTGACATCACGCAGCGTCGTGACCTCTCCTCGCACCCGTATCAGGTTTACCTGATGGGCACCTTTGGTGCTACCCGCACCGAAGAGAAGAAGGTCGTTGACATCCTCTGCGCGGAATAAGGGAGTAAACGAAAATGGCAGTTGTAGCAGTTAAGTCAACCCTTATCACTAACGCAGACGCCCTCCCGGCTGTGCTCAACAGCCCCCGTGTAGACGGTGGCTTTGAGCGCATCGAGGTGGCAACAGCGGCTATCACCGATACCGACAGCATTGGTTCGACCTATCGTATGTTCCGCGTTCCTTCGAATGCGGTTGTTACGGATCTTCGAATCTATTCGCCGGACATCGGCACCACGACGATCTCCGACATTGGCCTGTATCGTACGGCCAAGGACGGCGGCGCTGTGGTCGATGCGAACTTCTTCGCCGACGCTCTGTCCCTCAAGGACGGCGCGCTCAACGGCGTGGACGTTCTGCACGAGGGAGGTGGTTTCTTCACCATCGCCAACTCGGGCAAGGAGCTGTGGGACGCCCTCGGCCTTACGAGCGATCCTTCGGTGTTCTACGATGTGGCTTTCACTCTAACCGCCGCGGCTGACGCGACGGCGACCGTGAAGCTCATCGGTCGTTACACGGCGTAAGAAACAAGGGCGGGTCGGGAAACCGGCTCGCCCTTTTCTCGTAGGAGAGAATCATGGCAGATCGTTTTTACGGCATTGACCGCGGCGAGCAAGGCGTGCGTAACGTGACTGAAGGTGCGGCCTCTACGGCCACCACGGACGTTGAGCTGCGTGTGGATCTGGCTGCAAATATGAACAAGGATGAAGTCCTGTACGCGATCGATTCGATCAAGCAGGCGATCATCGAAGATATTTGGCCGCCGGCTTAACGGTCTCGGGGTCTCCCGATGGCCGCTAGCAACGTAGCAATCGCAAACCTCGCGCTGACGAAGCTCGGGGATTTGCGCATTTTGAATCTCACGGACAACACTAAGCCTGCCCGTGAAGTGAATGCCGTGTTCGATATGACACGGGATTATCTCCAGCGCCGATTCTCTTGGCGCTTTTGCATCAAGCGAGCAAACCTCGCTGCTGACACCAGCACTCCGCTTTGGGATTGGACGTACCAGTATCCGATCCCAACCGACTGTATGCGCATCCTGCAAGTCGGCCAATGGTATCCGTCGCCTGATTTGTCGGATTTGATATCGACCGGCGGTCAGGAGTATGTGCTCGAGGGCAAGTACATTCTGTCGAATCAGGCTGGCCCGTTGAAGCTTCGATACCTGTCTCGAGTAGAAGATCCGGTTCAGTTTGATGCGGCGTTCGATATGGCTTTCTCAGCCTATCTTGCGTACATTCTTGCCGAGCCGTTGACCGCCAGCGCAGAGCAAAAACAGATGGCTTATAACGATTATCGTAATGCGATAAAGGATGCCGTCATAGCCAACGCAATCGAAAACCCGCCGGAGTCTCTCGCAGATCAGACTTGGATTTTGGCGAGGCTGTAACGCATGGCAAAGGTTTCGCCGGCGATCTCAAACTTCAACGGCGGCGAGGTCGGCCCTCTCCTATCCGGTCGCGTCGATTTCGAGAAGTACTCGAGCTCCTGCTACAAGATGGAGCGGTTCATCCCGACCGTGCAGGGGCCGGCCAAGCGCACACCGGGTACTCGGTTTGTTATCAACACCAAGTATCCGAACAAGGCTGCCTATCTCAAGCGATTTGAGTTCTCGTTCGATCAGGCCTATATCCTTGAGTTCGGCGATCAATATGTTCGCTTCTACACCGACCGAGGTGTGGTACTCGGTGACACACTTGATATCACCGGAGTCACACAAGCAAACCCCGGGGTTTTGAGCTACACCGGAACTGACCCGGCCAACGGTGATTTCCTGTACATCACCGGCATCGAGGGCATGACGGAGCTCAACAACCGTTATGTGCGTGTCTCCAACGTCAATGCCGGTGCAAATACGTTTGAACTGCAAGACCCTGTCGGCGAGGACATCGACACGACCTCTTACAGCGCCTATGTATTTAACGGCGATATGCAAAAGGTCTACGAGATTGCTAGCCCGTATGCAGAGGCCGATTTAACGAATGCAGAGGGCGGCTGCGCCCTCTCTATCGTCCAGTCTGGTGATGTCCTGTATATCGGCTGCGAGGGCTATGCGCCCCGCACGTTGACCCGTAGCGGCAACACAAGTTGGGCGTTCGCGACGTACTCGCCTACCGATGGCCCGTTCCAAGTCGAGCCGATCGACTATAAGAATTTCACGCTCGGTGCCTCGTCCGGCACAGGCGTATCGCTGGTCTGCACGACGAACATATTTGAGAACGAGCACGTTGGGATGCTGTTTCGGTTGGAGCCGGTCAACATCACGACGCCGCCTTGGGAAACGAATAAGACGATCACAGCGGGCAACCTGCGCAAGTCTGATGGCAAGTACTACGAGGCCACAAACTCCGCTACAACGGGCTCTGTGCGCCCTATACACGAAGAAGGAACCGAGTCTGACGGCGCGGTGACTTGGGAGTATCTGCACCCGGGATACGTCATCGTCAAAGTGACGGCGATTACGGATCAGCAGAATGCGACCGTAGACATCATTGGCCCGGGCATCGCTCCTGCTGAGATCGTTGCCGGCGACGACTGCCGGTATCGAATCGGCGCGTGGGGTGAGGCGACAGGCGCTGCGTTCCCGTACAAGGTCTCTTTCTGGCGCGATCGTTTGTGGTGGGCTGGCAACCAGCAGATTTATGCGTCGGTGGCCGGCGATTACTCGTCGATGGCTCCAGATACGCTCGGCGAGATTCTGGCCGATAACGCTATCTCGCTGACGCTTTCTGTCGGCAAGGTAGACAAGATTCGCTGGATCACGGCGTCGGATGTGCTGCTCGTCGGCACCGCTGGCTCCGAGGTTGCGGTGCAGGAGATCACGCCGAACCAAGTACTCGGCCCCGAAAACGTCAAGTACGAGATTCAGTCTGCTGAAGGCTCTCGAGAAGTAGAGCCGATTCTGGTTGAGGATTCTGTGCTGTTCACCCGTATCGGTGGCCGGCGCATCATGGAGCTTCGATTCGATATTCAGTCTGACTCGTGGGTTCCGCGCGACATGAACGTGCTGTACCCCGAGATCACGCAGTCTGGAATCGTTGAAGTTGCATTCCAGAAAGAGCCGGACAACATTGTTTGGTGCGTACTCGGTAACGGCAAGCTGATCGGCATGACGTATGACCGAGAGCAGAACGTCTACGGCTGGCACCGACATCCGATCGCCGGCGCTGACGTTAAGGTGAAATCGGTTCAAGTCACGACCAGCCCGAACGGCGACGTCGATGATGTGTGGATGATCGTCGAGCGCGATCTGGCCGACTACCGTGTTTTGTCGGAGGACGGCGACTACATCACCGCTGAAGATGGCGGCAGAATGCTGATCGACGAGGCGACCAACGTCGCGCAATACGTTGAGTATTTTGCGCAGAGCTTCGAGCAGGATGAGGACATCCAAGGCGCTGTGTATCTGGACTCGTCGCTCGAGTTTGATGGCAAGGTCAATGAGACGCTGCTGCCGGGATTTGACTCAGTCACCCGTGGCGCAACCAATGTGCCGTTTGAAGTGACATCGTTCTACGAACTAGTGACGGAGGACGGGCTCGATTTCTTGGTTACGGAGGCCGAAGATTTTATCGCCGCAAGCGACGATGTGTTTGCCGCGACAGATGTTGGCCGCGAAATCCGCGTTCGCTACTTCGACGAAACTGCGCAGCAATGGCTGACTGGCCGAGCCCTGATCACGACCTACGTCAACGAAAACAACGTGCTCTGCACGATTCTCGCCCCGTTCCCGAGCTCGGACGAAATTGCTGCCAATGGCTGGCGCATGACGTCGCTGACCGTCTCGGGGCTGTGGCATCTCGAGGGCCAGTTGGTCTCTGCTCTGGCCGATGGCGCTGAGATTGAAAACCTGCTGGTTGCCAACGGATCGGTTACGTTTCCGACTGCGACTGCTCGAGCGCAGATCGGCCTGCCGTATACGTCTTATCTTGCCACTCAACGGATTGACGCGGGTGCCACGGATGGCACGGCGCAAGGCAAGATTAAGCGGTATCACCAGATCGTGATGCGCCTTTACGCGAGTCTCGGCGGCAAGGTTGGGCCGGATGCGTCATCGACCGATTACATCTTGTATCGATCGCTGTCAGACTATATGGACGAAGTGCCGCCTGTGCTGACCGGAGACACCGATAAATTCCCATATCCCGGTGGATACGAAACCGATGGCCGGATCTGGGTGTTGGCTGATCAGCCGTTGCCGCTGACTGTGGTTGCGCTCTACCCGCGGTTGAGGACGGAGGACTAATGGAAGTCGTTTCGTTCAAGGCTAAATATCTGCGAGCGATGGTGCTGCAAGATGCGCAACAGATCATGGCTCCGCTCGTATTCGATGACAAATACTGCGAGCAGCTTGTGGCAGCCGGCCCCGCCTACACCGTACTGGCTGGCGAGAAGCCCGTTATGTGCGCAGGCGTGGCAGAGATGTGGGCGAACCGATACGCAGCATGGGCGTGGCTTGCAAAAGACGCTGGCCCTCACATGGTTGGCCTCACGCGAATTGTCGATGACTACTTGAACACTCGCCCGTATCGCCGAATTGAGGCGTATGTGGATGCTCGTTTCCCGCAGGGGCATCGATGGGCAAAGATGCTGCGGTTTGAGTTTGAAGGCTTGATGCGCTCGTTTGGTACGAGCGGTCAAGACATGGCGATGTATTCGAGGATTCAGTAATGGCCGCACTACCGTTTATTGCCGCTGCCGCTTCTGCTATCAGCACAATCTCTGAGACAGCGCAGGCTCGCAAAGTCGGCGAAGCGCAAGCTCGAGGATTAGAGGAGCAGGCTCGCGCTGCATCTCTGGAGGCTGGGTCTGCCGAGGAGGCACAGCGCAGACAGGCGCGCGAAGCGTTCGGCGAGACTCGTGCTGCCGGTGCGCAGATGGGGTTGCTTGAATCTGCCTCGTTTGCCGATGCCTACTCGCAGGCCGCGACCGCTGCCGAGCTTGATGCGCTCAATATTCGATATGAAGGCGAGGGGCGCCGACGCGGTTTGATGTTTGAAGCTGGCGCTACTCGTGCCGCCAAGCCGCTGTGGGGGCCGGCCATCATTGCTGCTGGCACAAATGCCTTGATGGCGTTTAATGCTGCCGGCGGCAAGATGCCTGCTGGTGGCGGTGCACCTAAAACCGGAAAATCCACGATGGCGCTGAACTACCGCGGTGGATCTGCGCGAGGTAATGCGTAATGGCAAAGCTCGAGTTCTATCGACAGCAGACGACGCCTCGCGTCATTGCTCCCGATGTCGGAGGGCTCGGGCGTATCCAGTCTGGCGTGGCGCAAGCCGCTGAGGCAATCGCTCGAGGCGCTGTGGTTGGCGGCCAGATGGTCGAGCGCCGCAATCTGGAGATCGAGAAGCGCCGAGAAGATGAAGCGGCGATTGATGCCTCTGCTCGAGCAGTTGCAATCAAGTCAAAGTGGATGACGCGATCTCAAGAGTTGGAGCGTGAGGCTGCTGAGAAAGGCGAATTTGACGGATTCACAGATCGTGCTCGTGCGGCCTACGATGAAATCGTTTCTGAAGAACTGAGGCAAACCAAGTCGGAAAGCGCAAATGCTTGGTTACGACAGCGATCCGATGAGTATGCGCTTAATGTGCTTGATGGCGCTTCTCGCTGGCAGGCGCAGCGAAAGGTTGAGCGCGATGTCAATTTGGTTGGGCAGTCGCTTGATCAGGCTCGGCAAATTGTCGGATCGAAGCCTCAAGATTATGCGGCTGCTCGAGATGATCTTGCTTTGCAATACGCTCGGTTGCCGCCAGAAAAGCGCGCCGAGGCATGGGCTGCTGCTCGCCAGAGATTAGCGTATGACGCTGGTTTTGGTGCGATGCGCCAGAATCCGCGCCAGATAGATCAGGCGCTCAAGGCAGATCCGGGAAAGTCCGGCATTGCTTACATTGATGAACTTGGCGCAGATGAGCGATTGCAACTGCGCGCGCAGACTGATTCTGAGTTGCGCCGATTAGAGGCAGAGGCCAAGGCGAGACAGGCAGAGCGTCGCGAGGCTTTGCGTGAGCGCGTTGCTGATCAGTCTGCATTGCTCTCTGCCGGTTATGGTGTGAGCTCTCCGATCGGCCGAACAGAGTTTGTTGCTGCTGGCATGGGTGATCAGTACGCCGATTATCAGGAGTCTCTGCGGATTGGAACTGTGGCATCCGGCATGGTTGGCATGGATAGCAAGCAGATCACCGAGTTGCTGGCTAAAGAAAAGCCTGCACCGACAGAGACTGGATTTGCTGAAAGAAACAAGCGGTATCAGTTGCTGCTTAATTCCGCAAAAACGATTGTGTCGGAGCGTACGGCAGATCCGATCCAGTTTGCTGCTAATCGCAATCTGATGAAGATAACGCAGCTTGATCCTGCCGATCCGGTTGCGTTTGCTGCTGAATTAAAGAATCGCTCGACCGTATCTCGCACGATGACAAAAGAGTACGGCACTCCGATGGCATTGATGACGAATGACGAGGCCAAGGCGTTCTCGGCATTTGCATCAAATATGACTTCCGTTGAGAAGGTCAGTCTATTTACCAACATTCGTCGATCGCTGCCGGATGATGCCTATCAAACAATCATGGGGCAGATCCGCGCAGATAGCCCGGTAACAGCAATAGCCGGATCTATGCTCGGTCGAGAATCGCAGATCATTACGAAAGAGGGCGGTTGGTTCTCGCGTCCGTCTACGCTGCCGGCGTTCTCCGTTGCCGAGCGTGTATTGCAAGGCGAGGATTTGTTGAATCCGACGACCGGCGAAAAGGAGGCAATGGGGCGCGGCAAGTTCCCGATGCCGTCTGATGGCGATTTGAGATCGCAATGGGTTGCTCTGACTGGCGATGCCTACCGTGCCTCGCCAGAAGTAGAGGCGACCGCCTATCAGGCTTATCGCGCGTTTTATGCTGCCGAGGTTGCTCGACGCGGAAACTACACCGGCGAGTTTGATTCGGAAGTTTCTGATATGGCTGCTCGAGCGGTGTCTGGTGGCGTCACCGAGATTGGTGGCTACAACATCCTGCTGCCTTGGGGTATGGATGAGGACAGCACGATTAACGATCTGAACAAACAATGGCCTTCTGCTCGCAAAACGGCAGGGCTGTCGGACTCTGTTGAGCTTGATGATATTGCTCTCGTCACGGTTGGCAATGGCGTGTATATGGCGACCGATGGCACGGCTCCGTTGAAGGATAAGAATGGTCGCGTGGTTTACTTGCGAGTGAATCCGTGAGTTTTTTATCGATTAACGATCGGCAGCAGCGAGAGGTTGAGCAACAGTCGTTGCTGATAGAGCCTTCGCAGGAAGCCTTTGAGCCGGATTGGTTTGAAGGTGTTCCATCTGGCATCGGTACTGGTGTCGCTCGAGTTGTTGGCGTTGCAAACCAGTTGGCCGGAGCGGTCGAATATCAGGCTGGCCGCGCATTTACCGAGCCTCTTGATATGGTGTTTGACACCAAGGCAACCGAGGCGCTGCGCAGAATTACGATTGAGGAGCCGGCCAAGTTTACGGCTGCGCAGACTCCAGATCCGCTGACGGTTGGCGCGGCTGGTCGGGTTATGTATGGCGTTGTCGGTGTCGGTCTGCCTGCTGCTGTAGCCGGTTATTTTGGTGGCCCCGGTGCTGCTGCTGCTGCGGCTGGTGGATTCCAGATGACCGGCACTATGACCGACCTCATGCAGCAAGGCGTCGATGAGCGCACCGCTATTGGCGCGGCAACGATCGATGGTGCGCTGACGACGGCTGGCGTTCTTGTTCCGGCTGCGATTGGTGGCCGAGTTGCTTTGAACACTTTGCTCTATGGCCCGGGCGTCAACGTCGCGCAAGATATCGTAGCGTCCAAGGGGATCGGCGCATATTTGCAGTCGCAGGGATATGATGAGTTAGCGCAGCGATATTCTGAACTGCAATCAGAGCAGTTGGCTGCTGACGTTATTCTCGGCGCTGCGTTTGGTTATCTTGGCGCTCGATCTGCTCGAGTCAATTCCGTTGTGTCGCAACGAGAGATTCAGCGCGGATTTACGCCGGACGAGGCTGCTGATTCTGTTCTGCCGATGCAGCCGACAGGGCCAGCATATACTCCGTTAGAGATTCCTCGGCAGGCTGATTCTTATGATGAATTGGCTGCGCGCATATACAGCGAATTGCGTGAATCCAAGAAGCAAGATATCGACCTAAACGATGTGGGTCAGATTCGTAAGTTTCTTGGCGATCCCAAAGTTGAATCTCTAGCGCAGTTTATTAAGCGCACCGGCGGCATTATCGGTGACGGTGGCGAGTTATCGTCACGCGATATCACCAATAAGACGATGCCGGGATTGGTGCGCAAGGACACACCAGACAATCGGCGCGTGGCCGGATGGGATGGTGTGCGCGAGCGCATTTTTGATGCTGGTTATTTCCCAGAGAAGAATGACTATAACGAGATTACCGATTCCGAAATAGTCGATGCTCTGGAGAGCGATCTTTTCCGTGACAAGGTTTACAACGGCAAGGTTAGAGAGAGGCTCGAGGTTATTCGTCAAAGCCGATTCTTTAACGATTCGATGTCATATGAGGGCATCACGCCAGACATGACACCGACGCAGATCGCTGATCGGTTGCGCATGATTGACGATGAAGCTCGAGCGAATGATGAGCGCGCGGTCGGCCCAGATGAGGAGATGGTTCGCGAATACGATCAATTTGCCGAGTCGATGGATGCGGCAATGGTCACGCGCAATCGTGCCAATCTGGAGTTAGATACGGCTCCGGGCATTCCAGCAAACCGAGCGGCGCTGATGACGCACCTTGCTCGTATGCGGGTTGCTGTTGAGCAGATGCTGCGTGGCGAGCCGGTGGCTGTGGATAACGTCGGCAAAGGTGGCACGTTTGCGCCTAAGCCGAAAATCAATATTGATGAGGCTGAAATCATTAAGGCGCTGCGCGAGTCAGGCTTGCCCGGCGTACTGGATGAGATCGATATGCTCGAGGCCGAACTGGCTGGTCGCGGTCGAGACTTTGAAGGTCGAGCAATCGATGTTGCCGACATTGAGCGCCCTCGAGGCGAGATGATGCGGATCGGCGACGAGGAGTTTCCGGCCGATATGGAAGTTGCCGGCGACGATGGCATGGTCACGGTGCGCGATGGAATGCGCGATTCCGAGGATGCAATCCGTCAGGCAGAACAGGAATATCTCGGGTTCCCGGCGGCAGTAAACTGCGCATTGAGGCACGGCGAATGAGACAGGCTTGTATTACAGCGGTTGAGCAGGCTATTGGCCGGTCGATCACCCAAGCGGAAGCCCGAAACATCGAGGCTCGTATTCGCAATGCAATGGTGATGGTGGCTCGCCAGCAGGGCAATGCTTATCAGGCATTGTCCAAGCAAGATCAGATGCGCGCTGCCGCCAACTATGCTGCGAATGAATTGGTTGCGGAAGCGCAAAAGAAAGCGCAGCGATTGCGTTTGCAGATTGCAGCGCATGACGCCATTGAGCGATACACCACAGAGCAAGTCAGGCTCGGCGCTGATCCGAACCGATTGGAAGCGTTTGAGCGTTTGCTGGCTGGCAAAGCTGATGGCAAGAACAATAGCACCTCGGTAGAAGTGGAAGCCAAGGGCATTGCTGCTGGAGCGATGGGGCGGTTGGCCGATGCGTGGGAGGCGATAAGCCCGAGGCTGTTTGGCATCTTTGCCAACAAGGATGGCGAGGAGCAGTTTGTTCGTGCTGCCTATGGCGACACGGCTGGCATTAGGCCGGAGATTATTAAGGCTGCAAAAGAGTGGAGCGCGGTTGCAGAGACTTTGCGCACCCGATTCAACGCTGCTGGCGGTGATGTTGGCCGGCTAGATAATTGGGGTCTGCCGCAGGCTTGGTCTCAGGATATCGCTATCCAGCTCGGTCGCGATCAGTTCGTCAATGACATGATGGGATGGGTCGATCGTTCGATCTATCGCAAGGATGACGGCACGTTGTTCAACGATGCTGAGATGCGCAAGTTCCTTGAGGAGGCTTGGCTCACCATCTCGACCGATGGCGCGAACAAGCAAAAGAATGTCACCGGCTACGGCGCTGCTATTAAGGCGAACCGAAACAACAAGGCTCGCCAGTTGCACTTCAAGGATGGAATGTCCTCGGTTGAGGCGCTGCGCAAGTGGTCTGGCCGATCGGTGTTTGAGGCGATGGCTGGTCACGTTAGCCGCATGGCGCGTGATGTGGCGCTCGTTGAAAAGTTTGGGCCTAATGCGGATCTCACGGTTGAATACTTTATTCAGTCGTTGGCTGACGAGTCCAAGCTTGCGCTTGCTGGACAGCCGGGATTCAAGGCGTCGCTGATTGATAAGCGCGCGGCTTCTGCTGCCAACCTGTACAACTATGTCGCTGGAAACAATCCACCTCCGGCCAATCTGCGAGTAGCGCAAGCATTCTCTGCATTGCGGTCGTTGTTCGTTGCGGCCAAGCTCGGCAGCGCAACTATTACCTCGATCTCGGACGAAGGCACTCTGATATTGACGAGCCGCGTTAATAACCTTCCGATGTTCAAGGTGTTTCGGAATGAGATGCGCGCATTCAATCTGGCCGATCGCGCAGAAAAGCAGCGAGCGCGTCGAGCGGGATTGCTAGTCAATACGATGCTGGATGAGGTCAATCGGTTTGGAGATGAGACGTTAGGCTCTCATGTTCCGGCCAAGATCGCCTCGACTGTTATGCGCTTGTCTGGATTGAATGCTGTGACCGAGGCTCGGCGTCGAGCGTTCTCTGTCACGATGATGGACACGATTGGGCAGCTTACTCGGCAATACCAACTAGTCACCGATCTTGATCCGCAGGATTGGAAGATCTTGCGCAGCAAGGGGATCACGCAAGCCGAGTGGGATATCTGGCGCAAGGCCAAGCCTGATTCATGGAGCGGCAACGACACCGTTCTGACGCCAGAAAGAATCTATCAGGTGCAGGGCGTAAGCGATCTGGATAAAGAGCGAGCAGCCACAAAGCTGTTGGCTGTTGTTATTGATGAGCGCGATATCGCTGTCATTGAGCCCGGCGCTCGAGAGAAGGCTACGCTCCTCGGTGGCACGATTCCCGGCACGGCTACGGGCGAACTGGCTCGCGCGTTCTGGCAGTTCAAGACGTTCCCGTTTGCCATTATCAATCGGCATTGGCGACGCGGCCTTGGGATGTTTGATAAGACATCCGGAAAGGTTGGATACATCGCATCGTTGGTTGCGCTCCAGACTGTTATGGGCGCAATCGCAATGGAGATTAGCGATATTCTGTCTGGTAAAGATCCGCGCACGTTAAACCCAGAAAGCGCCTATGGCCCGAAAAACCTGATTGCTGCTCTGCTCAAGGGTGGCGCGCTCGGCCTGTATGGTGACTTCTTGTTTGCCGATGCGACGACATATGGTCGGACATTGGCAGGTGCGATTGGCGGCCCGATGCTAGGTGCCATCGAAGACACCTACAAACTGACAGTCGGTAACGTGCAAGAACTGTCTAAAGGTAAAGACACCAATTTCGGTGCGGAGGCTGTCAGGGCGGCGAGGGGGTATACTCCCGGCGCGTCGCTTTGGTACACCAAGACGGCTACCGATCGGCTGATCTTTAACCAGATGCAAGAGTATTTTGACCCCGGCTATCTTGCTCGAGCTCGAGCAAAGGCAAAGCGGGAATACGGAACGACATATTGGTGGAACCCCGGCCAGCCGATAAGTCGTGCGAGAGCGCCGGAGCTTGAGGCTATCGTAGAGGAATAATCCATGACCGTTTCATCATCTACCGCTCGAGTGAGCTATTCCGGTAACGGCGTCACAGTCGCCTTTGCTGTTCCTTTCTACTTCCTGTCGAACTCGCATCTGGCGGTAACGCTGCGATCCTCGACCGGAGTTGAGACCCCACAGGTTCTCGGCACAAACTACACCGTCACCGGAGCCGGCGTCCTGACTGGTGGCACCGTTACGATGACGGTTGCTCCAGCATCTGGCGCGACTCTTGTTATCGTGCGCAGCGTCCCGCTCACGCAGGAGACTGATCTCCAGCCAAACGATCGACTGCCGGCAGAGACGCTCGAGCAGACGGTTGATAAGCTGACGATGATCACGCAGCAGATCAACGAGACGACGGATCGCGCGATCAAGTTCCCCGTGTCTGACTCCTCGACGTTTGACACGACGCTGCCGGTGTCGAGCTCTCGCGCTGGCAAGTACTTTAAGTTTGGATCGACTGGCGCGATCTCGCTGGATACCGCAGCGCCGGGATATGCGACCGCGGTTGTCACCGACTTCGGTGCGGTGGGCGACGACTCAACGATCAATACGACTGCGATTCAGACCGCGATCGACTCGCTGACCAACGGCGGTACTCTGTACTTCCCGACCGGCACCTATCGCACAGGCTCGCTGACGATCGGAAGCGCAAACATCAAGTTCCTAATGACCGATGGGACTGTGCTGAAGTTCCCGACGCTCGGCGCGAGCACGAAAGCAATCACGGTCAATGCCAATAACTTCTCGATTGAGGGCGGCAAGCTGCAAGGCCCGGCGGCCTCGGTATATGTTGCCAACGAGAACGGCATTCAGATGATCGGCACCTCGACCTCGGCTCGCAAGTCTGGCTTGCGTCTGGTTGATGTTGAGATCACGCAGTTCGGCGGCCACGGCATCTATGCGCAGTTCGTCGATAGCATTTTCCTCGACTCTTGCAAGATCCACTATTGCGGATACTCTGGCGCATCGTTCCTGTCTTGCAATCATGGCGTCGCTACCAAGAACCAGTTCCTGAATATCACTCCGGGAACGGTCGGCAATATGTACGGCATCACGCTGACCCATGACTCAACCGGGTATAGCAGCGATCCGAATGCCGGAACTAAGGCGGCTGCGAATCCGTTCTGCTGGGATTGGTATATCGGCTACAACTATGCTGCGTACAACGCATGGGAGCCGATCGATTGTCACGGCGGCTACGAGATCACCATCGACAGCAACAAGGTTTATGCCAGCTACGGCGGCATCGCTTGCTGCTCGAGCAGCGGTGACGCGGCTGCATACGCTGGCGCGAATAACGTCATCACGAACAATGTCGTCGATGCGCGTAACCCGGACGGTACAGCCTCTGGCTACGAGAACGACAACTACGGCATCAACCTAAACGGCGGCTCGACGCTGAACCACAAGAACGTAGTTTGCAAAGGCAACGTCATTATCAATCACGGCATCCTTGGAAATACCAACTCTGGTGCGATCCAAGCGGTGTATGTGCAGAATGCCTCGCTCACCGAGAACATCGTTCAGAAGTGGGGCGGCGCTGCGATTGTGGCAACCGCAAGCTCCTCGATGATTATCGACAGCAACAACTTCCTTGAGTTAGGTGGTGTTGCTGCTGGTGCTGAAAACGCGATAATGATCGAGACGACTTCTGCTCTCGGCAATACGTTCACGATCACAAACAACAATATGCAGGCCAACGGTGGCACGGCAGGATTGGTGGGCGTTCGCGCTCCGCAGATCACGACGCTGCCGTACTTCGCAGGCAATGACTTTGCTGCTGCAACGTCTGCCGGCTATGTGGTTCCGAATGATTTCTTGACCAGCGATCTTGCCTCGCCCATCTACCGCGTTACCGTGAATAACGCAGGAGGTGGAGCGGCTGTGAACGTAGACATAGCCGCGCTGTCTCGCTACCAAATCGTTCGGATCGATGTTACGTCTAGCAACGCAGCGTCTGAAATTTCGAATTTCACGAATGGCGTATATGGTCAAATCCTTCATATCCACTCGCCTGACTCGACGGCGTTCGTCCTAAACACGACGGCCAAGCGCCTATCTGGCGGCTCGTCATTTACTGCAAGCCAATGGGACATCATCACCCTTTTGCAGACAGGCGATACGGCTGGCGTCGGCGGTGTGTTCTGGACAGAGATCAGCCGGTCGGTGAACGCTTAAGACGATAGATCTCTGCCTTCAAGGCATTGATCTCTGTGGCTAGGATAGCGGCCTCCGTCCAGAGGCCGCGAATCCTTAACGTCGCAAGCGCGTCCTCAATGCGCAGGTCTTGATCTGACTTGATCCCTCGTCGGTCGAGCTCCGTTCTCCATGCGCCCGGTGGGCTTACGTTGTCCACGGTCATATTCAGCCTCGTCGGTTCCCGGTTCGTAGGTGAAGTGATTGCAGCGGTGCTCTGCCGGCCAATCATTGGCGGTGCAGAATAACTGCTTGCCGTCATGCTTGGAATGTCGGCAACTGCGGCAGTTCACACTTTGCCTTCTTTGCGTAACTGGTTGATCGTGCGCACCATGCCCTCGAGATGCGCGATCCGCACATAGTCTCTGGATAGCCCCATGTCTGCGCGTCGATCGATTGCGTCGTGGCAGGCGCTACAAGCCCATGCTCCGAGCAGATCGTCTGCCTTGATCCCCATGCCGGATATGCCAGCCATGCGGATATGGGCGAGCACGACTGTTTCGCTGTTGCAGTTGCAGACCTCTGGTATGCGCACCATGCAGGGCCGGCCTCGAGCTTCGTTGCGCAGGTTCATGCGTAATAGGCTGGCGTGAGTTCTCGCATCGCTGTTGCAGACTGATCCTCGGATGTCTGCTGGCGGGTGCGGAAGAATCCCGCATGATCAGGGTACATCTTCATGAATCGGCGCGAATAGAAGGCGCGATAGTTGTTGTTCAGTTTGAACGAGGTTAGGCCGTCACCGCCGACGCTATCCTTCTCCCAGCGTATGCGCTCGAAGATCGCATTCACAGAATAATTTTTGTATCCGCGATCGATCATCTGGAATGTGAACTGCACGAACATCTCCCAGACCTCGGGGTGCTTGCGGTGAAACTCGGCAACCTGCTGCCTCATCTCCTCATGCCTGTTCATACGATGGCTCCGGTATGTGGATGCCGAGCTCCGCGCACTTGGCCTCGATCAATGCGAGGTAGTCGCTGAACTCCTGCTTGGTGAGCTTGCTGGATCTGCGGATCGGCTTATGTCGCTTGCGGCCAAATCCCTCGATGACCTCGGAGCCGAAAGCCTCAATCAGGAAATACTCGTGCAGATCGTTTGTCGTCCAGCCTCGCAGCGTCTCACCGCCTCCCTCGAGGATGGATGGATACACCACCCCCCAGAGGAAAGCGTTCTGCTGGTCGCTACGTTTCGGCTTGAATGCCTCGATCGTGACTTGCCACGAGATGCTGGAGTCGAGCCCTCGCACCAAGACCGAGACCGCTTGCGCGATCTGGTCTGGTTGAGTGCCGCGAGGAAATACTCGTTTCAAAAGGGGATATCCGCGATATCGTCGTCGCTGAACGTCTCGGTCACCTGCTGTTGCTTCGGTGCCTGCCGCGGTTCGGCGAGACCATCCTTCGGCTTGACGGACAGCGAGAAGTATTTCTGCCCTGCCAGTCTGCCGTTCTGTCCGGTCTTGAGCCAGCCGTTAAGCCAATACTCGACGCCGTTGATGTTGATGCTGCCGGTGTAGTCCGGCTGGTTCTCGCTCTGCTTGCGATCGTTCTTGGCGAGCAGGCCGCGGTTGGTGTTATCAAATTGCTTCACAGGGTCATCTCCTTCAATGCTTTGATTTTGCGTCGAACTTCTTCCAGAAACCTTTCGACCTTCTCGGTCATGTTCAGAATGTCGGCTTGGTTGCGCGGTACACGGATCACGTTCAAGCGCAGGCGCTCCGGCAGTTTCGGCTGGTACACGACGTAATCGCACCAGTCCCTGCCGGTCACGGCGAGTTGCCATTGGATTTGATTGTAGTGATCGGTCGGAACTTTCTTCGACTCAAGCAGGTCTAAAGCGGTCGCCGGCTGGACGCACTTGATCTCGATGAGGCCGTCATCCCCGACGAGCCCATCCGGTGAGCAGCCTGCCTCGAGCTTCGGATGCCGGACGAATCCGGTCTGATCGACAATGACCGCATTACGAGCCATATAGGCGGCGCGCGCTTCATCCTCGGTATCAATGCCGTGCTGCATCGCGGGGCTCACATACGTCTCCGTAGGCTCTCCCGTGAGGCGCTCGCATACAAGCTGCGCCTGATAGTTGCGATACCCGGCTTTGCTGCTGTCCATCAGGACGTTGGAGATAGCACTCCCGGTCACAAGACCGAGGCGCGCCGAGTACCATTCTGGTGATCGTTGTTCCATCATTCCTCCGCTGAATGCCAATCGGTTTGCCGGCGCAAAAACGTCGGCCATGAAAGCGTGTCCGTGAACGAGCGATCCTCGAGCAGGACATGGTTTGTGGGTTGGGCGGTGTATCGCCCGTTGGTGAGCTGCATGAAATAGAACTCTTTGGATTGCGTTGGTGTGGCGCTAAACGCATCACCGATCGGCACCAAAGTAAACAGATAGTGTCCCTGATATTCGCCGCTCTTGCACTTGGCTTTGCCGTTCATGCCAGCAAGATACGGGTACTCGATCATGCTGAACTCGTAGCCGTAGGCGTCCCATGTCTGGGCGTCGGCAGCAGTCCACGGTGCCGCGGTGTTACGGTGCGCAACCTGATGCAACGGCACGTTACGGTAAACCGCTCCGCACTCGAGCATCACATGGCAACCAAAGGCGCGCCCCGGGTAGCAAGTCAGCCCGAACCAGACGCCCTGCAACCAGTCGTGCTGGCCGAGGGCGTTGGGCTCCACCCAAACGTACTGATGCGCTGGCAGCGCCCCTGCGTGGGTGTAGAGCATTAGGCAAGTTCCTTCTTGCGCGCGGCAAACTTGTCGATGTAGTTCTGCCGGGTCGCCTCTGGCAGCGACTTGAACAGGATGGTCAACGCATCGACGCTGGTAGCAACCGCCAACTTGGCGTCGATCTCGGCGTCCATCTCCTCGCGCTCTGCTTCCGGCAGATCCTCGCCGGCATAGATGTACAAGCCGAGGCCGTGGATCGCGATGCACTTGGCAAGGCAGCGCATGATGGCGGTGTTGACCGAGAAGCTGTTCGGATTCTCGATCGCCTTGTTCTTGGCATCGAGCACCGGCAACAAGCAAGTCTTGATGTCGCCCTTGATCTCGACCGAGACCTTGACCATCCCGGTTCCATCCTTGAGATACATCAATGGCAGGCCGTCGTACTCATGGACGGTGTATCGAGCCGCGGGGTCGATCTTGAGAACCTCTGCCCAAGCCCATGCCCACGACAGATACGAGAGGCCGACCTTCTTCTCGACATGATCGTTGACGTTGATCTTAAGTAATTCGCTCATGACAGGCTCCCGTAGATCTTGTCTAGTTCGGTTTCGATTATTGCGTTTAGCTCGGCAAGCGCCCGGTCGCAGGCGGCAATGCGTTCCTGCTCGTCACGCTCCTGCGCCTCGATCTCCTGCTGGTGCCACCAGCTCTGATCGTCGTTACCCCAAGGGGCGTTATCGATGTGCATTGATGATCTCCTGTTGTGAGCAGCCGCCGTCACCGCACGGGTCGAGTGCGGCAGCCAGTAAGAATAGGACGATGAGCCCGATGAACTGCGGCCAAGGCGACTTCATCGCTCTTCTCCCGCCATGCTCTGGACGCCGGCAACGTAGCCGTCAGACTTGCCGAGGGCGTAGGCATATCCGATCGCTTGTTTGATGAGCGGGTCGAGCGACTTGTTATCGACGAGCTTGGCGAGATCCTCAGCCACGCGGTCGAGCTCTGACTGGTAGGCGTTCATGCGGCCTCCTGCAAAGCCTTGACTACGGGAATCCATTCGGCAAAGCGAACTGGGTCGCGCTCGACTGATTCGAACAAGTCCGGCTGCTCGTCAGGGTTGGCGCGGAAGAACTTGATCTCGCAATCGACGCAGTAATCGTCGCAGGTTCGTTCAGCCACTTCGCATTTGAAACACCAAGCGTTATTCATGTCCGTCTCCTGTGTTGTTTTGCTCGACGGGAGAATGTTAGCACAGGCTACTATCTTCATGTCAACACTTGCTAACAAATTAGTTTGTGGGCATCATGTGCGGCAGGAGGATCTATGACATTCACGGAACTACTGTCCCATTACGGGACTCAGGCAGAGATCGCTCGGGCGTATGGCGTCAGCCGTGCCTCGGTCAATCGATGGGCAAAGACAGGCGTGGTACCGGAACTGCGCGTATTGCAGTTTGAGCGCAACCAGAGCCCGCAGGAGCGTCGGCAGGAGCGCAAGCGCCTACAGGTCGAGGCTGCTCGTCGATGGGCTGAAAAGGGCTGACGATGCGATACGGCAGCGTCTGCTCTGGCATTGAGGCAGCGACCGCAGCATGGCACTCGCTCGGCTGGCAACCGGCATGGTTCAGCGAGATTGAGGCTTTCCCGTCTGCTGTCTTGAAACATCACTATCCCACCGTCCCTAACTACGGGGACATGACCAAGTTTGAGGAATGGCCTGATGAACCAATTAACCTTCTGGTCGGAGGAACCCCCTGCCAGTCATTCAGCGTTGCAGGACTACGCCGAGGACTGGCCGATCCCCGAGGCAATCTCATGCTTACCTACCTTGCGATCGCTCAACGTCACCGGCCTCGATGGCTTGTCTGGGAAAACGTCCCCGGTGTCTTGTCATCGAACGGTGGACGGGATTTTGGAACCTTCCTCGGGGCGCTGGGGGAGTTGGGGTATGGGTTCGCATACCGAGTGCTGGACGCTCAATGGTTCGGAGTGGCCCAGCGACGCCGTCGTGTGTTCGTTGTCGGATACCTTGGAGACTGGCAACGTGCCGCAGAGGTTCTTTTTGAGTCCGAAAGCGTGTGCCGGAATCCTGCGCCGAGCAGAGAAAAGGGGCAAGACGCTGCCAAATGCCTTACAGCAGGCGTTGGAAAACGTTACGACTTTGAAACCGAAACCTTGCCCGTAGCCTTCCACAACCGCCAAGACCCAGACGTAAGCGGCGACATCACGCACCCACTCGGCGCGAACGATAACGGCATGGCGGTGGCGCAGCCGATCCATTATCGCAAAAGCCGCCGCGCACAGTCCGTCAGCGACCATGAGACATGGGTTGAGGATGCAGTCAGCAATACGCTCAACTGTTTTGACGTTGGCGATGTTCGCTCGACGGATGTAGTAGCGCAGCCAACCTACGGCATCCCCGGTAATTGGATCGGCAGGCAGCCAGAGAATGGCGGCAATGCAGTTGAGCCGATGCACAATGTGTCGCCGTGCTTGACCAAAACGGATCGGCATGGGGTAGCGCAGCCCGTCCCATTCCGCGATCCATGCCCAACCTTAACCGCAAAGATGCAAGGCTCTTCGGGATGGGCGCCAACCAATGAAGATGCGCACCTTGTTGGGGTTGCGCATTCCTCTATGCAAGTGCGCCGCCTCACGCCGGTTGAGTGCGAACGTCTGCAAGGTTTCCCCGACAACTACACCAACATCCCTTGGCGCAAGAGCGCAGAGTCGCCGGATGGGCCGCGGTACAAAGCCCTCGGTAACTCAATGGCGGTGCCGGTCATGCGCTGGATCGGAAAGAGGATTGCAAAGGTAGACGCCAAGTGAAGCGCACCGAATACCACCGAGCCTATTACTGGCGTCGTTTAAGCGAACGGAGAGCGTCTGCTAGGGCATCTCGACGTAAGGCTAGGGAAAGGGCTGCGATCATCAAGATCGTTTGTGAGGCCGTCACAGAGGCTAGAAACGACAAACCCCCTTTCGGGGGCTTGACGCTGCCGGGGGATGGCATTACGCTCAACCATGCGAGTTTGCGTGATGCGAAGGTTAACGGGGGTTGCGTTGACCGTCAAGCATCACGCATGGTTTAACTTAATCATGCGAGACGAATACAATGAACTTCTATCCGCGTCATCTGGGTGACTACGCCCGGGATGCCGGCTATCTGTCGATGACAGAGCACGGCGCGTATACCCTGCTGCTCGATTGGTACTACGCCAACGAGAAGGCGATCCCGAAAGAACTGATCTATTCCATCTGCAAGGCTTCCTCTCGGCAGGAAAAGAATGCTGCCGATCGCGTCCTGCGCGCGTTCTTCCAATGGGACATCGAGCAGGGCTGGATGCACAAGAGAGTCGAGGCAGAACTCGCCAAGATGCGGGAAAAACAGAGCAAAGCGAAAGAGTCTGCTCGTGCTAGATGGGATGCGAACGCAATGCGAACGCATAGCGAACGCAATGCGAACGCAATGCTATCCAATAACCAATATCCAATAACCAATAACCAAGATCCATTACCTAAGATTCAGAGTAACGTCGTGCCGGTACAAAACCGTCGCGGCAAGGGGCTCCGTTTAATTGGGGATATTTTGGGACAGGAGAAGATCGATGGGCGATGAATTCATGTACACACCGAGCGTATATACGGGCGCAGGGAAGTCGAGTCCGCAGGACAAACTCGACGACCGGAGCGCCTACGCAGTCAAGAACTCCGCGGAGTATTGGACTCAAGCCGTTGCTGAGAACCCGCTAAACCGTTTACGTTTACTCGATGCCAAGCTTGCTAGACCCGGTGTCGATGTCGAATCTATCAAGGCTCGTGCTGGTGAACTGATCCGTGAGATCGGTGCTGCCAAGGTTCTCGGTGATCCTGATTGTGTCGGCCTCGTTCGTCAGTTGTTCGGTCAACGCGGTGTCGATCGTTTGAAGGAGAGGGCATCGGCATGAACGACGCTATCAATCCTCTGCACTACAAGGCTGGTGACATCGAGTGCATCGATGCGATCCAAGCTCAACTCTCGCCTGCTGAATGGCGCGGCTACCTTCGCGGTCAGATCGCTAAATACAACTGGCGACTAGGCTTGAAAGATTCCGTCGAGCAGGACGCAGCCAAACTGCTGTGGTACGCGATGTTGCTAGCCGGGAGAGACCCTCGTGCATGAGGACGCATACCGCAGGCTCTGGGCCTCGGTGCTGTATCAGGCGATCGCTGATGCGAATCGTAAAGGCATCGCTCGAGCAGCCCTGCATTGGATCTATTCGCCGCACGATGAAGCCGGAAGCCTGCGCTGGATCTGCGATATGCTCGATTACAACTACAACGAGGTTCAACGCCTATGTATGACTCGAGCGGGTCGATCAGAAATCTTGAGGAGGGGTCGTGTTAGAGCTAACCCTACCTTGGCCGCCTTCGATTAACCATTACTGGCGCAACTATCGTGGCCGCACCGTGATCTCGAGTGACGGTCGGCAGTACAGGCTAGATGTATCCTATCGGATACTCGAGCAGGGAATCCCGCGGGACAATCTTAACTGCCGGTTGCAAGTGACGATCGATGCGTACCCACCAGACAAGAGACGGCGCGATCTGGACAACATCCAGAAGGCGCTGCTCGATGCGATCGTAGCCGCTGATGTCATTGAAGACGACAGCTTGATTGACGCGCTATCCATCACCCGGCATGACGCCTGTGAGGATGGCAAAGTGATTGTGAGAATCAAGCCTTATGCCAAAGATGTGTGATGTCTGCGGAATCGAGTATGTCCATCGATGCAGGCAAGAGAGATACCACGAGGTCATCGTGGGCGAGAGAAACCAAAAAACAGCCAAGAGGCTGATCAAGATACTAGGAGAAGGTGTCGATGAAGGAAGAAAAACTGCGAGAACTCTCATCCCAAATTCGCAAATTAAATCAAGAGCTAGCCGCAATCTATCGCGAAATATCGCGTACCGAGTTAGGTTTGCAAGAACCCTTAGACTTCGATAAAGATTGGATACCGCCTTATCTGAGGGAAGGGTCATGTATACCGTTACGGACGACGATGTTACCGACGAAGAATTGAACAACGTAGATACCATCGTGACGCTCGCAATCGCTTGGCATACCATGCGTGAATACGAGCGAGTGCTGAAACGGATATCAAGATGGCAGGACGATGGCCCCTCGATCTGGGCGCGCCGGGTGTTAAAAGAGTACGAACGGAGATTGGATTCGTGAAAGACGGAATCAGATTGGCTCCTTGCCCGAACTGTAACGCATCGGGCTGGATCGCTGACGGGATGGGAGACTGGATCAGGTGCTGCGACTGCAATCCAGAGGCACCGAAACAATCGGCAGAAGTGCTTCAGTTCGTGAGGGGCGCTCGAGTACGAAAGCCGAAAGACCCGGTAGACGACCTGCCTCCCGCGGCATAGAATCCTGATATGAAACAAGGACTCTACGCAAACATCCATGCCAAGCGCGAGCGCATCAAGGCCGGAAGCGGCGAGAAGATGCGTAAGCCCGGCAGCAAGGGCGCTCCGACAGCGAAGGCGTTTCGCGAATCTGCGAAAACCGCGCTGAAGAAATGAAGGTCGCCAGACTTGGAGACAATGGGAATGATGAAGCTCCTCCGGTTAGGCGTGGTATCGCTGGCGACATCCGTCTGGGAGCGGCTGCTTTCCGTCCTATTGCGGCTCGAGCAACTCGTCTCGCAGGCGCGCAAGCCGTTGCACCCACCCGCCTCGGCGGCAGAACCGAAGGCCGAATCCCGTTCTACCAAGACAAAGACACGCCGTCGCAAGACACGAGACTGATCCCGTGAAAACCCCGGCATGGCAGCGCAAGGCTGGACAGAATCCGAAGGGCGGTCTCAACGAGGCTGGACGCCGATCGGCTAAGGCCGAGGGCATGAACCTCAAGGCTCCGGTCAAGTCTGGCGACAACCCGCGGCGCGCTAGTTTCCTCGCGAGAATGGGTAACGCTCCCGGCCCAATGAAGGACGAGAAGGGACAGCCGACACGATTAGCACTCGCCCTGCGCGCATGGGGTGCCAGCAGCAAGGAAGATGCTCGAGCGAAAGCCCGGGCGATTAGTAAACGAAACGAGCAAAAGGTTAAATAACCATGCCGCTAAAGAAAGGATATAGCCAGAGCACTATCTCGGCGAACATCAGCAAAGAGATGAAGCGCGGCTATCCGCAGAAGCAGGCCGTCGCGATCGCCCTATCCTCGGCACGAAAGAGCGCCAAGGCAGCAGGCAAGAGCGCAGCGGTTCGTAAGCTGACGGAAAAGTAATGCCAGCAGGACGCCCGTCCATCTACTCGCAAGAGCTTGCTGATCGCATCCTGACGGAGTACAGCAAGGGGCGCAGTATTCGCGAAATCTGCGAAGAAGCGGATATGCCTGATAGAGTGACCTTGTGGCGATGGCGCAACGAGAAGCCAGAATTTGCATCCGCTCTCGCGCGCGCACGTGAGGCCAACGCAGAGACGATCGAGGACAAGATCTCCGAGATCGAGAGCAAGGTGCTCTACGAGAACCTCAATCCGCAGGCTGCCAACGTGGTGCTCTCGTCCATGCGCTGGCGAGCTCGAGTGCTGCATCCCAAACGCTACGGCGACAAGATCGACCTCGAGCACAAGGGCGAAGTCGGCATGACTGTCGTCGTCAAACAGTTCACCGATGTCGAAAATAATACTGCCGGCGAATAACTGGTCACCCCGCGAGTACCAGATCCCGGCATGGGGTGCGCTCGAGAGAGGCACCAAGCGCCTCGCTCTGGCATGGCATCGACGCTCAGGAAAGGACGACATCAGCCTGCATTGGGCTGCGGTGTCCATGATGCGCCGGGTCGGTTCGGTCTGGCATATGCTCCCGCAGGCCAATCAGTCCCGTAAGGCGATCTGGGACGCGGTAAACCCGCACACCGGCAGGCGTCGCATCGACGACGCATTCCCGCCAGAACTGCGCGAGAGCACTCGTGAGCAGGATATGTTCATCCGGTTCAAGAATGGCAGCACATGGCAGGTCGTAGGTTCCGACAACTACAACAGCCTCGTGGGCTCGCCTCCGGTCGGCGTCGTGTTCTCTGAGTACGCGATGGCAGATCCCAACGCATGGGCATTCCTGCGACCGATCCTTGCTGAGAACGGCGGCTGGGCGATCTTCATCTCGACGCCCCGCGGCAGGAACCACTTCGCTCGGCTGGTCGAATACGCAAGGCAGGACTCCGGCTGGTTCGGGCAGGTGCTTACCGTCGAGGATACGAAGGCGATCCCGATGGCGACCATCCAGCGTGAGCGCAAAGAGCTACGCATGGAGCGCGGCGACAAGGAAGCCGAGGCGATCATCCGGCAGGAGTATTACTGCGACTTTGACGCAGACATTCCGGGCGCGTACTTCGGTGAGGCGATCCGCAGCGCAGAGCTCAACGGCAGGATCGGTGAGTTCCCGCACATCGTCGGCCAGCCGGTCGGAACCGCATGGGATATCGGTGTCGGCGACTCCACGATCATCTGGTTCTATCAACTGATCGGTCACAAGGTGCGCATCATCAACGTGCTCGAAGGCTCCGGCGTTGGGCTCGAGTGGTACGTCAAGAAGCTGCTGGCGATAGATTACGTCTACGGCGATCACATCTGGCCGCATGACGGTGCTGTGCAGGAGTGGGGCAGCGGTCAGTCTCGAGTGCAGGTGGCTGCTGGCTACGGGTTCAAGCCCCGCATCCTCGAGCGCGACTCGGTGGATGACGGGATACAGGCTGCGCGAATGATGCTGCCTGCGACCGAGTTTAATACCGCACCAGAGCCTTTCCCGGGCGAGAGCCGCGATGAGGCGAAGGCGAGGATGACTCGAGCGATCGACGCCCTGCGGCAGTACAGGCGCGAGTACGACGACAAGCTCCAACGGTTCAAGGACAAGCCTTTGCACGATTGGACGTCGCACTATGCCGACGCATTCCGCTATCTCGCGAAGGGCAGAAAGCCGTTCCGCGGTACGGAACAGGCCCGTCGTCCGAGCCATCAAGTGGCAGTAGCAGACTACAGGGTGCTGGGGTAGACTACCTGCGCAACCCGAAAGGAGCGCGAGATGTCAAGTCTTTTTAAACCGAAGATGCCGAAGATCGAGCCGACGCCCCCGCCTCCGACGGTGGATGAGGCGCAGCAGTCCCGTATTGAGCAGCGCCGCATGGCTCGTCGCCGTGGCCGCGCGTCTACGATTATGTCCACTCCGGCCAGTCAGCAGACCGGCTCGGTGGCGGTCTCTAGACTGCTTGGCGGCGGCTAATGGCTACCAAGAAGATATCGGCGCTAACGTCGCTGGCGCAGGATTCGATTGATCCTGCTGCTGACGTACTGCCGATCGTCGATACCGGCTCGACCGAGACGAAGAAGGCGACCGCGGCTGCGATCGTTGGCAAGTCGATCGGTGCGCTGGCGGCAACGTGGAACAACGTCTTGACGACCTTCAAGGCGCGATCGTTCAACGTCACAGACACGGCCTCGGCTGCTGCCTCGCTGCTCGATGATCTGCAAGTTGGCGGTGTGAGCAAGTGGTCGGTGCGTAAGGATGGCGAGCTCACGGTGGGTGTCGTCCCGCACGATCGGCTCAAGAACAACAGCCTCGGCGCGTTCTACTCAACCGCTGACCAAACCGGCAACGTCTCGACGCCTACCGCATTCACGCTCAGCAACACGGCAAGCTTCGCGACCGGCATCTCGATTGCGTCCAGCAGTCAGATCACGTTCGCCAATGCCGGTATCTATCTGTGCAGCGTGAGCATTCAGTTTCAGAATTCGGACAGCAGCAACCATACAGCGAAAGTTTGGTATCGCATCAACGGATCTGACGTCACGGCAAGTGCAAGCGTGGTAACGGTTCCGAAGATAGCTGACGGTGGCAACACCGTTTTCGAGTTGACGTTCCTTGAGCAAGTGACTGCGAGCCAGTACATCCAAGTGATGTGGCTGCCATCTAACGTCGCTGTCACGGCTGATCACACGGCTGCGGCTGCTGGCCCTCCGGCTGTCCCGGCGATCCCCTCTGTTTTGTTCTACGCGCATCGCATCGCGTAACTGGAGACTGAAATGGCAACAGGCATTGTTCTCGCATCCAACGCAAGCGCAACTGGCGCGTGGTACGCATGGCCGGGTGGCCGCGGTGAGTTCCGCGTGGAAGGCTCATTCCCCGGCACGGTCAAGCTGGAGACGAAAGGCCCGAACGGCACAGCGCAGGACGTTGGGTCATTCACGACTTTGACGAGTGCTGGCGGCGGCATCTTCGAGCTTGGCGCTTGTGAGATCCGAGCCAACATCGCGACAGCGACTGCTGTCTATGCGGTAGCTCTGCGCATCCCGTCGCCGTCGTTCTGATGAGCACGGCAGGGCTCGATCTGCTGCGGACTAACCCCCGCACTTATGCGCGTACCGCAGACCGGACGATCGCAGATCCGACGCTGTTCCTAGACTTTCAGTCGGCAACGGCGCTCGACCCGCGCATCACCTTCTCTCGCGGCAGTCAGGCGACGCTGTTTGACTCCACGGGTACGCTGAAGTACGCGAAGCATAATTTGCTGTTGCAGTCGCAGGATTTTGCAACGACTTGGTCAGCAACAAATACAACAATTGTTGTAAATGATACGACTGCGCCAGATGGAACTGTTACCGCCGACAAAGCAACGCAAACCAGCACATCAAATCCAAGAGTTACGCAACAAGTCACGGTTTTAGGCCAATATCAATTTTCTGTATTTATTAAGTACATTGATATTCAATGGATTAGAATTTTAATTGGAAGTAATTCTGTTTGGTTTGATGTTCAAAACGGTCTTGTTGGAACGGCTGATCCTGATCGAGTTGGCAGTATTGAGGTATCTGCTAACGGTTTTTATCGTCTAATTGTTAATGCTAGTAATTTGAGCGGCGCAACGACGTTTTTTATAATTGGTGCAGATGCCAATAATTCTGTAAATGAATTATTAGGGTCGTATTACGCTTGGGGCGCCCAACTCAACCTCGCCAACATGGAAGGCGGCGTCACCTCGTCGCTGACGACGTATTACCCGACGACGACTGCGGCCTACTACGCACCTTGCTTCACCTACGACCCGGCTACGCTGCAGCCGCAGGGCT